TCAAGAATTGCAATACCTGTAATTCCCTTAGCGAATTCTTTTTTTGTGGTCATCAGCTCTAGTGCTTTCTCATAAATCTGTGGATACTTTTCTTTCAACCCATCAACATTCTTCTTATCAATGTTTACTTTGATATTCAGAATACTGTTTCTTTGGTCTAGGTCAATTGCTTCCATATTATCATCTTTCAAGAAGTTAAATGCAACAGATGCTTTAATACCAGATTCTCTCATCGGAGTATCATATGCACTGAATGCTTTAATTCTTTCAGGCTTGAAATAATCCTTACTACCATTTTCGATTGCTTCAATGATTTGTTTTTCCAACACAGCTAGTTGTTTTACAATTTCTACTTGAGAGATTTCTCCAGGATTATCAAGTACTTGGTCAAGTAAAATTCTCTGTAATCTAATCTTAGTAGATTCTGGAACACCAACTTTTTTAATTGGCATACCTGTAATTGATAATGCTTTTTCTTTTGGGATGATATTAGATTCTTGTCTTTCTTGATATGCACAATAGTTCTTTTTACCATCCGTAATAAGAGCACGTTTAAGTTGAAACTCATTCTTAAGAATGAAGAAACTCTTACGTTTTGAACCATCATAACAAGTTGTAGAATTAGAGTTATCGGAATACTTACCCATATAATCAATTGCAAGTTTTCCCATAATACTAGCAAGAATATTGATAATACTACAACGGAATCCTACTTGAGGCGTGATAACGTCAGGTCTAATAATATTCTGGCTTTCAATAATTTCATCTGTATAGAAATCATAATCATATGAAATATCAAAAGCTTCTTTTATTTCACCAGTTTTTTCTTCGATTTCAAGTTCTTTAATCTTCATTGGAATATTGAATGTTTTATCTAGAATATAACGATACCATCCATCAAATGAAATGAAACAACTATCTGTATCTGTAAGCATAGATACGCAACGATACATATTCTCAGTTCTATCGATTCTATCCATATACTGTTTATCATAATAAACCCATTCAAATATCATATCATATAATTCATCCATCATTCCTTTGATAGATTCTGGTGGTTCATTCGGGTCAATAAATGGTGCATCAAGAGTAGACAAAATACTTAAAATTTTATTCATTACGACGCTATTATCTACAAACCAGAATAGGTTGTTTTTATAAAACAACTTGTTCAACTCATGCTGACTACATTGATTAATAATATCCCAAATCAGAGTCATTTCTTTTTCAGTTGGAATCCAATAGAATCCACAACTGTATAAGATTTTAAAGAAACATTCTTCTACCGTCACATACTTATCTTTATCAAGAATAATCTCATCAGGATATTTTCCAATTGGTTCTCTTCTTACATTATTGATAAATGTAACAACATCGTTTAAACTGAGAAGTTTTACATTATTCGCCATTGTAGCTTCAAACAGCATAATAGCAGCTGCAATACAGCTTCTACCCTGCATAGTAATGCTTCTTGCTACATAAAGATTATAGAAGACACTTGTATGATTACCAGATGCACCATACATTGCATTACCAGAAACTTTTTCCGAAAGTTGAAGAATATTATACTTTTCAAATTCTTCTGAACCTTTCGGATACTTGAACATTGTTTTTTTATAGATTCCTCTTTGTTCCAAGAACTCTTGAATTAATCTTACGAATGGGTTTGGACAAGAACCATGTTTCTTAAACATAACACCAGATACTGTAATAATCGGTTCTCTTTGAATGATATAATCTGTAATCTCAAACAGAGTTCTCTTTTCCCTTACTTTTTTGTAGTTATTATCTAGATATGCTTTACTATCCTTACCTCTCTTTACAATAGAATAATCGATTGCTTCTCTCAAATCAAATTCTGTCAAACCAGGAAATGATAGTTTCAGAGCATCCAACATCTCATTCTTATATATATCTACTGTCGGACTGTTAACCATTTGTGTGATATCCATTTTTAATTACCTCCAATATTCTCTCAGACTACGTAATACGTAATCTTATTAATTATTTATCAGATTGTTATTCATGCTTTAAAAACATAACAATTATATAAAAGACTGGGATTAGTATGCAAAATATAATAAACTTTAATTGCAATTAAATTTTATTTTTTTAAAGGAGGATATATCCTATGGGACTTTATACAAATGAAAAACTCTCTCAGGATTTGAGAGAAACACAAGTTTCTTTAAACATGGATGAATTGCAAGAAGCATTCTTCTATGATGATCATTACGCAGATTCTGATTCTGAAAAGCGTGAACTTTTGGAAGAAGCAGATGTACTTATGGAAGCAAAGAAGATTAGTCGTAGAACAATTGTAAAGTTGAATAAGAATGATGACTTGACTCGTCGTACTGGTATGGCTGCTTTACAGTTGGCTAAAGACAATCATGATGCTCTTTGGAATAAGCTTGTAAAGAATCGTATTCAAGAACGTAAGCTACTTGCTGCTATTAAGAAGAAGTATGCAAATAAGGCTCAGATCGTTGCTAGACAGGGTCAGCGTATGTATGTTTCTGGACAGGGTCAGAAACATGTAAATACTCCTAAACTGCAGCCGAGAGAAATGAGTAAAACTCGTCACTAAGTTAAGCAAAGTTGGTCAGTAGATTGTTCTACTGACCAATTTCTTTTTCTTCTGTATACTATTAAGATAGTAATAGGATTTGACTCGCCCGAAAACTATTACTATAAAGAATGTATTTTATAGGAGGTAGAAAATTATGAACGCACTCGCAGTGTACGACTATGGTGTGTTTACACCAGTCATTAATGGTAATCCCATTTCAATCAATACGATTGATATTAATGAAGAAACCATTGATGATTATGTGAAAGATTTGAAGGATGTATTCTTGGATTACATTGAGGTTCCGAGAGTACAAAACACGAAGATACAATTTGTATTTGAGAACAATATGATAGTTATTTTACCACTAGCATATGCTCTCATAAACATTATTGTGTGGCAGTTTGTTATTAAGACCGGTCAAAGAATTAAACCGTATCATGTTTTCTTCAATAAGGCTGGTATTACTAACAGCTATATCAAAAAGTATATTGATAATTTTGCGATTATCCCAACAAGAGAACGTTGTGGTAAAGACAATAACATTATGATTATTCATAATTTGAATCGCATTATCTATGATACTTTGAGAAATCTTAAGTTTGTAGATGGATTTGCATGGTTCTTCAACAACTCCATTAACAATGAAGATTTCATTCTTATGTATAATAATTGTCCAGGATTTAAAGAAATCATGGATAGACATAAGAATCATTATTATTCTCAGTTCCCACCAGAACAGATGAACGCAGAAGCATTAAAAGATATGAATCGATTAATTGATTATATCGTTAATGCGAAACAGTATATCGGTAGAGACCATTGTCTATCAGATGCCTTTAGAGCAAAAGAAGGTGTCAAACCGAAACAAGCTCGTGAAATGTATATTAATATTGGTGTCAAACCGAATGGGGAAGGTAGTATTTTCCCATATGTAGTAGACACGAATTATATTAGCGGTGGTGCTAATAATGTTGCATTTCATATTCTTGAATCTTTGATTGCTAGAATTGCACAGATTCTGTCAAAGAAAAATACTGCTCGTTCTGGACAGTTTAGTAGAATTATGATATTGAATTGTTCTAGAACAAAGAAGTATACAAAACCGTATACGAATACAATCGACCCATATTTTGATTGTGGAACTCGTAACTTCTTGAAATATAAAGTTACAGATGAAACTGCATTGAGAAAGATTGCAGATAGATATTATCGTACCAACCCAAGAGGGATGGAATATCGGACAAGCGATGTATATAATATCGTAAAGAAGAATTCTGATCTTATTGGACAAGAGATATATCTTAGAAGCCCAATCAAGTGTAAATCAGCAGCAATGGGACTTGGTATTTGCAGAAAATGCATGGGTGAGTTATACAATATTATACCAGCTGTAAATATTGGTATTTATAGTGTAACGAACCTTACTGAACCATTGACTCAGATGATGTTGTCTGCAAAACATCTTCTTGAAGCTAAGATTAATGAAGTGACTTTTGACACAACTGTACTTCCGAAGGAACAAATTGAACGTCTTATCACATTAGATGACGGTACAATTTATATTAATCCGGAATTCAGAGATGGAAAGAAATGGAAGTTTGTCATCAGAGAAGGAGATATTCAGGAAGAAATATTCGCTTCTATAGAAAACGACGAAAACGATGATGACGTAGATACAAGTTTTGAAGATGTGATAAAGTATGTAAATGTATTTTATCTCAGAAACGAATCCACTGGAGAAGATTATCCAATTCGTTCATCAAACCTTGATAACTTCCAGTTGAGTGATTGGCTTTTGGAATATCTGAAACTTAAGAATATTAATACAGTAGATGAAGATATCATTATTCCAGTAAACAATATTATTGGATCTGATTATCCTTTGTTTGACTTGAATAATATTCATAATGATGATATGTCTGAAAGACTTCAAGCTGTTATCAATATTATCAATCTCAAGGCAAATACAGATAATTATACAGCCGAAACATTCTTGGAAACATTGAGTAATAAGTTGAATGATATTGGTCTTGATAATATCATGAGTGTTCATCTGGAAGTAATTATTATGAATCAGCTTCGTTCGATTGATAATATTATTGAAGTTCCAGATTGGTCAATTCCTGATAATCAGAAATATAAGATTCTCACATTGAAGAAAGCAGTTGCTACTCACCCAAGTATTTCTATATCTCTTCAATCTGAGGATATTGCTAGAATGTTATATTCACCATTGAGTTTCAAGAAGCATGAACCTTCAGGATATGATTTGCTGTATATGGTACAGCCACAGAAGTTCCTTGCGAATGAACCAGTTGTTCAATCTCAGGGAACATCAGATGAGTTGTTTAAGTATATGGGTGATTAAAAATTTCGGGACTACTCTCTATTTGGGAGTAGTCCTGTTTTATATAGGAGCGTGATATTATATGGATAACCGTAAGATTGTTGTTTATCATAACAAAATCGTGATTAACAACTATAAGCAAAATGATATCCCAGAGTTAGAGAAAATGTTTGATTTATGGGATAAAGCTTATTTCAGGTTTAAAACAATCGGAAGTGTATATAACCGTCAAGAAAAGACTTATACAATTCCGAGAGGAATCGATATCAAAAAGGTTGAAAGGCTTGTTGGTAGTTATGCTTTTTATGATAACAAATATAACAAACCAGCAACAAATTCTAATCAGATATTGATTAAGTTCCCACCAAAAGATGAGAAACAAGAGTTAGCACTTAAGTTCTTATCTGGTAAGGGAGAATATAGTTATACGAAAAAATATAATCAATTGTTTTTGGCATTGAATACAGGTGCAGGTAAAACATATTTAGGAATTGTTTACTCTGCATTGTTGAATGTAAAGACAGTTATTATAACAAACTCAGTTGGATGGTTGAATCAATGGAAAGATAGTTATCTATATCATACCAATGTAATATCTTCTGAGATATTATTTATATCTGGTTCTAAGATGATTGATAAAATACTATCCCAAAGATTTAATCAAGATAAGTATAAAGTGTATATGGTAACTCATGATACACTATTATCTTATGCAAGCAATAATAACTGGGAACGTATCGATGAGTTGTTTCAGACTTTGGGAATTGGACTTAAGATTATAGATGAAGCACATCTAAATTTTGAGAATATCTGTAATATAGATTATGCCTCTCCAGTCTATAAGACTCTGTACCTGTCAGCAACTCCATCAAGAGGTGATGATGCACAGAATCGAATCTATAAGAATTACTTCTGTAATGTTCCGATGCTATCTTTATTTGACCCAGAATCAGACCCACATACGCATTATATTGCAATGTTGTATAAAAGTGGCATCTCGAACAATGAATTGTCAAGTTGTTTAACCACACATGGGTTTAATAAGATGACTTATTGTGACTTCCTTGTTATGAAAGAAAACTTTGACTATATTGCTAGAATCGTACTTGATATGATTAGTAAGATTCCAGGAAAGAAGTTATTCTTCTTTTCCACCAACAATTCTATTGTATTCTTTTATAATTGGTTGCGATATAATTATTCTGAGTATGCAGATGATATTGGTATTTATACCTCTATCAATCCTGATAAAGAATCTGCTAAGAATAATACAATCATTCTGACCACTTCTAAATCTGCTGGAGCATGCTTAGATATTAGTGATCTTATGGTTTGTGTTAATATGGCAGAGCCAACAAAGTCATTACCACAGAATCAACAACGATTTGGTAGAACAAGACAATACAATTCTTTCTATATAGATTTGGTTGATACTTCTGTAAAGCCAATCTATAATTATTACAAGAAGTCTTTACAAATGTTTGATAAGTATGCATTAGATACGAAAGAGATTGTATTCACAGTGAGACAATTGAAGAATACAGCTTTTAACGTGATGTATAACAGATTAATAAATCATGGTGGAATGCCGTTTGAAAGGATGGACGAAAATGGAAATAAAGTCTGGTGGTAATACCAGACTTTACATTTATGAAAAGGTGGTGGTAATATGCAATCAGATTATATGTATATGAATGATATCATTTATACAATCAATGAAGATATTAAGATTGTGTTTCACGTAATCGCATCTTTTCGAGTTAATAATAAAGTCTATTCGAATTGTTCTGAATTTAAAATAAAATCAGAACCTAGTTGTAATACTATGATACGGCGTAATCTCAGCTATTACCTTTTCATAGATGATAGACGAACTGGTAAAACAGAAAAGATTTGTATTTATCCAGAAAACATGTTTGATTTGTTGGACATGTTTGATCGAGCGAAAAAGACTTGGTTTGAATCCGGTTCATCACATATTTATGCTTATTTGAACAATGGTCTTTATATTACAAATGAAGAGAGCTTTGTAATAAAATTACCATTAGATAAAGTTATAAAGATATCACCAGGAATCTTTAAGAAAGAATCTGGAGATTGTATGTGTTTAAATATGTATTTGAATACACCGGAACCTGTACAAATATCAGTAGAAACTTTTAAAGGAATGTATTATGTATTATCAACACTAGATATGTTGAATTATGCAAATACATCTTTAACATTTATGATGCTTAGAGATACTCCAGTAAATCGAACTGATTATAGTTCTCCATCAGAAACTAGTCAAACACAATCAATTCAAGAAGACCAGAGTAAAGCATCGGGTTCTACTGGAAGAACTTTTAACGGAAAACCGAACAAGTCTATTTTAGATTGACCAAATAATATTTGTATTGTATATTATTGATGTGTACGAAGAGGATAACGTTAGTTATCCTCTAAATTTTTGTTTGACCTATAGGAGGGTTTTATTATGTTTACTGAAAAAGAAGGACTTTATTATGTTGCTAAAGCAATGAATAGCATTCTTACATGCTATAATCAGGGAATTAAATTACCTGATATTCTTAAGCATCTAGAGAAAATAAAAGAAGAAAATGGTTGTTATATTAATCCGTATGTAAGTGCAAATTCTAAAATATATGTTGATTATGACTTTTTTCTAAAAAATGTCTCTAAGTTTAAGGGAATCATTGATGATTTTGTTGGGATTGATGAGCAGCAGAACGACAAAGATCCAACTGACCAAACAGTTTATCTGGCAGTGGAAGCATTGGTGAAAGCCTATGGCTTAAAGAGTCCGGAAGAACTCTTAGAGAAGGTTAAAGAATTAACTGGAAATTCTTCTAATGGTGGTCAACCAGATGTAAATCAAGCATTCATTAACGTGAATGATTTGATTACAGCAAATACAGTTTTAAATAGTCAAGTTG